CCACTATGATTTCCACAATAATAGTAGAGAGTTGGAGCATCAGTTGCTACTACTATTGTTACAGTTGCACCAGAAGTACCTGCAGTACCACTAGAAGTTACACCAGTTGTATATTCTGTACCAGAGTTATGAGTACCATCGCTTACTGTTGAAAATTTAAGTGGATGTGTTGCATTACTAGAATCTGATACATCAAACACATATGTATTTCCCTCATAAAGCTGAAGAGTTTGTTGTTTGATTCCATCTATATAAAAATAATTAGCACCATAATATGCTTGTACTTTTACTGTTATATTTACAGTCTGTGGACTAGTTGTATTTGATAGAGTGCTTGGTGTTAAATTTGTAGTGCTGTCTACAGTACAAACATACGCATCTCCATTATAATTAACAACATCTTGTGCGTTGTAAGTTGTTGAGGAAGAGTAATCTCCTTTCCAAGAGAAAGCTACTTTTCCAAGGCTAATAGTAGTCATAATTTGCTCCTTTTTTTACTACGATTAATATCTGATTGGTTGAAATGTATAATAATTTCCATTTGGATTATTTGCAGACCCATAGTTATTGTAACCACAAACATAAGCTTTTCCACTTTGTCCAAGGGCTAAAACATACCAGTATCCAGTTGCACTACTTGAGTAACCATTTACTTGATAATCTACAATTGGTTCTGATATTATAGCAGGTTGTAATCCAGTATTTGCAGGGGTGTTTGTATTTACCTGCCCCATACCAGAACTTCCTTGGTTATTAAATCCCCACATATATAGTCTGCCATCTTCTTTTAAAGCAGAGAAATGAGAACTGTAATGAGAACCATTCATATTAAATTTAACTGCTTTTATTTGTTGGAGATTTTCATCTAAAACTGGCACCCAAGTTGTAGTGTTAGCACCACTAGGCTTAGAATTTTGACTATGACCTCCATTATATCCTCTGAAATATAATGAGTTTTCTCCGTTAGGGTCATTAGAATTACCTATATACATTGCTCTTCCGTAACCACCATTTACAGCCATATGTTCTTTTACATTTTCAGCAAACAAGAAATTTGAATAGTTATTTGTTCCACCCCAACTAACTTGGTTAAGACCACTATTAGTTATATTGTAAACTTTTCCATCACTCATTTGAACAAAACAACTTCCATAGTATGAAGAACCTGCTCCGTGGTAGTCACCAATTTCTGCTGATATATCAACAATACCACTATACGCAGAACCAACAAATTTTGTCTGTTTTTGAAATATAGTACCAGTAGGTGATAACCCATAGTTACTGTGATTACCAGTTGTCCATACTTGTCCTTGACTATCTTGAACAGCAGTCCATCCATAAGTTGCAGCCATTGTACATAATATTTTTGTTATAGGATGAGTAAACTCGCTTTCTCCAATTCTTTTAATTGTATTTACATTAGTGGTTGTGCCATCTCCTACTTGTCCGTAGCCGTTGTAGCCATATGCATATAGCTTTCCAGATTCAGTTAATAAAAATACTGGACCAGTACCATAATATGCATAACAAATTTCTATATGCTTAATTTTTTCATTTTCTAATTCTGGTAAAGTGTCTGCGTGTCTTACTGGTATTTGTACACTAGTTGAACCATTACCTGCGTAAGCACCCCATCCCCAACTGTATCCATTTACATCAATTGCAGCAGGATGAGTAGTATGTGGAAATAATTTATCTATAACTACATCTTTTGGAAACGCAACTCTTTTTGTTGTGTAGTGAGCAGTATTGTTACCTGCATTACCAAAGCCGTGTCTTCCATCATTATGTGATTGACCCCAAGTTCTAACTGTACCATCCGTCATTAATAGTCTAGGTGTAAAATAATTATAAGGATAACTAATGTTTCTCATAGATAACATTTTTTCACCTAAAGACTTAACAGCATATGTATTTCTTTCATCACCATATCTAAACTCAATACCAGAGTTACCTTTAGAATGTAATACTTGTTGCTTTACACCACCAACAGAAGTACTACCAGTAAGTAGATGTCCTTTTGTTAAAACATCTTGTTGACCTTTAGCCATTACACTTAGATTACCAACTGCATCTACTATATAAACAACACCCTCCTTATATACTACATCGTTCTCATCGTATGTAGTAGAAGAGTTATACTCACCTTTCCATCTATGACCTAATTTATTTATATTTATTTGCATATATTTATTCCTTTATGGTATTACTATTTGTAATGTATTGTTTGTTATTTGAAATGAGATATTTTCAGACAAGATATGATAATCATAATCTGCAGTATTAAAGTTACCAGAACTACCAGATGTCGTTTGATTAAGTTGACCATTAGTTAACTTTAGTCCATAAAACTTTGGTTTGGCAACAGAACTAACAAACTGGTAACCACTTTCATCACTCTTAACTTCTAAGAACTGTCCTCCAAAACCAGTTAAACTACTTGGTAAATTTGAAGCACCAAAGTTTGTATTAATATTTTGTTGAATAGTTTGTATATCTGCTTTAATTTGCAGAGTATCTGCCTCTGCTTGTTCAGCAGCCGTTTGTGCAGCTTCAGCAGCAGTCTTGGCTGTCTCTGCTCCAGTCTTAGCTGTGTTTGCTCCAGTCTCAGCAGTTTCTGCATTTGTTTCAGCAGTTTGAGCAGCAGTTGCTGCAGCTTGAGCCGTAGACACTTCTGTTGTTACAATTGCACTAACCGATGCTTTAGTTGCTGCATCTTGTGGGTTTACTGGGTCAGCAAGGTTTGCAAGTCTTGCTCCACCACCCTCCCAGTTATTCTGAGAGTTTTTGATAATAGATGAGTTAGCCTTATCAACAGCTTCTTGAGCAATAAAGAAGATTTGGTCTGCAGAATTATCAAGGTCTGACTCTGAGAGAACAGAACCATCTTGGAAATCAACAACTCGACTTGCGTTAGGGGTTTGTCTCTCAATTCTTATGGCTGTTCCGTTGGGTGGATGAGATACAAAATCAATTGTATTTGCATCTGTAAAATCCCAATCAGCAGGTCTAAATTTTTCTACACCACCTACAAAGACTTTAATATCGCTTTGGTTTAGATAACTAAAGTTAAACGATATATCTTGTGCAGGGTCACCATTAGATGTGATTTCTTTGATTGATAATAATGTCATATTGCTCCTTACCTATTTGACTCTAATAATGCTTCAAAAGCTGAGTTGTCACCAGTTGCTCTGGCTATCCAACCTGCTTCAAATTTTTCTCTTAACTCTGGATATTTTTTTAATAATTCAGCCCTAGCAGCTAATCTATATTTACTAAATACTTTACTTATAATTTTTATTTCTGGTGATGGAAATAGTTTATCAAAAGCTTTAGATGGGTTGTCTTTATTATAAGCTTTTGAGTTAATCGTATATTTCAATGCTTCCAATAGTGTCCTATTTTTACCACCAACTTTTAATTCTACATTACCCATAAAATAATTGAAGTCAGAAAACTCTTCAGTAGTAAGGTCTATTTTCATTAATTTTTTATCAACCCCTGCAAATCCGTAATTTAAACTAACTAATTCATTAAGGACTTCTTCTTGTGCAGCAAATTTATCAGACTTCTTACTTCTTATAGGTATACCAAAACTCATAGAATCGTAGTTTTGTACTGGGTCTCCAGTCAACCAATTCCATTTTGTTGGTAACTCATCATTAACAAAAGGCAATCTTCTTATTGCTTTATCACTATATCCAATAGCTTCTTTTAATTCTGGGTACTGGTATTGCTCTCCCTCTTTTGCAGAGTTTACAAATTGATTAGACATTAATATAGCTTTACCACCTTTTGTAAATATTTCTGCTACTTGTTGAGGAAATGCAGGAATAAATGAAGTTGCCATATTTTCTAAGAATCTTTGTAGCTTACCTCCAGAACTGGGATTAGCTTCTACTATTGCTCCTAAGAATGTTGCCATACCTTGAAAGTAAGCTTTATCACTAATTGTTGTAGATACAGCCAAAATTATGTTTTCTATTTCACCTGCTCCTGCTGTATAATTACCTGCTTCGACTGCATTAGCAATAGCACCAATAGGCATAAATATTGGGTCTAATCTATTATAACCAAACTCAACATCTCCTACTTTTATATGGTAAGGTCTATTACCTGCCATTTGCCATAATCTGTTTTGGTCTACATCAGCAGGTCCTGCCCCAGTTATTTTACCATCTAGTGCAGCAAATACTGCTGAACCTACAATTGTAGAAGATAAAGCAAGTCTACCTAACATTGTAGCTTTTTCATCTGGTGTTCCTCGTAATAATTTATCTCTAAACTTTTTACTTAATAAAGCTACTGGTCCACTTCTTTCTATTGCTCTTAAAATTAAATTACTTGGTGTTCTAACAAAAGGTAATAACATTTGAACTGCAGGATGTGACTTGGCAAAGTTTTGTATACCTTTGAAAAATGAGTTTTCTAAATCTTCAGTAAATGTTATTTTTCTTGCATATTGTAAAGCTTCTTCATCAATACCTTTTCCAAACTTATCAAATCCTTTACTTACTTGAGTTTGTATAAATTTTTCAAAAGCTTCATCTGTTTCTTTTAATCCAGAGTCAAGGGCTTTTGTATATGCCTTTTGAAACAGAAAAGTTCTATAGTTCATCTGTTTAATAAATTCATCTTCTGCACCAAGAGTTCTTAATGATATTCTAACTCCTTTACCTAAATTATCAAAGAGTCCTCCCATCTTTGTATCTTTTCGTATACCCATAGCACCTGCTGATATTCTGTTATAGTCAGCAAGGTCTGCCACTTTTGCTAGTGGGTCAAGTATATTTTGTTCTTGTTTAAAAGCTGTTTTTGCCATAGCTAAAGAATCATTGTATGCAAACTTTAATCCTGCATATAATACTTTTGTTTCTTTCAACATTTCAGTAGCAGCTTTTTCGTCTATTAAACCAACAGTTCTTCCTAAGTATGAACCAATCATTCTTTCTAATGGCACAACATTAGTCTCTACTGCACCAGACAAAGTATTTGTAATGTGTGTTTTCATATTAAGAAGAATCATACTTCTAAAAGTTTCGGCTGCTAGACCTGCACCTTTTGTAAAGAAACTAGGATTGTCTAAGTTTTTAAGAAGTTGTTTTGCATTATTTAAGTCATCCATTTTTGCTAGTGAATTTATTACCATTTTATAATTAGCTTCACCACCAAAACTAGCTTTTTTTACATCATCCATTGTAGTTAGAATATCATCCATTCTTTTAACATCTTCTCTTACAAGTCTTAATCCTCTACCCATTGGAGTTTTAATCATCTTTGATGCAGACATTAAGTTCTTTAATATTTCTAGATTTTCTATTAGTTCTCTTTCAACATTAAAAGCTACTGAGTCTCCAATAGTTTGTGTATTTTTTTGTGCCATCTTTGCTAAGTCAGAAACAATCTTAGTCTGAGACATAATTTTTGAGTCTATTGTCAAAAGGGCTGCTGTAGCTTCTTCAATACCTTTGCCCATAGCAAAAGCACTATTTACCATAGCTTTCACTTCATCAACACTTTGACCAGTTATTTCGCTGTGGAATCTCGCTGCATCATCAAAGTGGTCTTGGACACTTTTTGTACCTTTGATTTGTTTGAGCATTGGAGTGAGTAAGTTAACACCCTCTGATACTGTTTGAAGTAGTTCGTCATTATCATCTGGATTAAATTTAGAGAAATATGTTTTCTTATCTTTCATATATGTTGACTTTGTAAAGTTTAATGTTTTTGTACTTTCCTTTACAATTTGCTCCATAGTTTTTCCTGCAGCTATATTGTCAACAAATTCTTTTGCAAACTTTGAGTCAACTAATTGTGTTTGTTTTGGTTTTTGTATACCAGTTTTAGATGGGTTTACTTTTACTTCTTTTACTGGTTTAGTTGTATATTTCTTTTCAAGTTGATTTAATTTTTTTACTAGAGCATCAGCTAATTGTGCTTTGTTCTTTTTACCTTTTGGAGATACTCCTAATTCTCTAACTAATTTTTGTAATACTGGTTTAGGAGAAGTCATAAGAATACTTTTTTTAGTTAATCCCTCTTCCATTTGTTTTTTTGTAATATTCTTAATTAACTGTAACTCTAAAATATCTTGTTCTTCAGTAGTAACTTTTTTCCCTGCCTCTTTTTTCTTAGAAATTTTCTCTGCTTGAGTATTTAATTTTTTCTCTTTAATTTTAGCATTTTGAACAGCAGTTTTTACTTTGGTTATTTTATCTGCTGCTTTATCTCCGTCTGTTCGTGTAACTTTAGTTTTACCTTTTGAGTCCTTAGTTAAGACAGACTTACCCTCTACTCTTTCTCCAAACAATCTATTGTAAGTAGGTTTCATACCTTTCCAAGCATAGCCTAAACTTGTAAGCAATCCTCCAAATGCTCCACCAATAATAAAGTCTTCACCTAAAGCTTTTAATTTATCTTCAAAAACTGTGTCATCTGGTTGTGATGCTAACATACCAAATATAGGAACATCTTCCCCAATAACATCAGATAACTTTTCTTCAAAACCATCTCTAGTCATAGCTGAAGCTAGTCCACTTCTTGTTCCCTCGTAT